AATATGCTTCTGCATGTATTGTTTCACTAGACCCAAGTGTTGTCCCCATCATTATTACTTCTGGTTTTCTAAACCATTTAGTTACCAGTGTAGACCAATAATCATTAACTATTGTTTCTGTCTGTGCAAATCCTTTTAAAATTTGACCAACTACGTTCTTTTCATGATCTTTAAGATTCGATTTCCAATCAGTTACATCTTGGGACATCGGTACTTCAGTATGTAACCAATGTGCTTGTTGTTGTTTTAACCAGTAATCAAATGCTTTGGGGTATTCGAATGGTTTGTAGACCACTCTTTCATCTAGTAAACTCATATATCTTTATATATTATTTAATTATTAAGACAGTAAATCCTCAAAAGATCATTACCTGTCTCTTGAGGATACTTTAATAAATATCAGCGTTAACTGTTATCTAATCGTTCCACGCTAAAAAATTTCTTCGCTAGGGCATGATGAGTAGAAGTTACACCGTTTTCATTAGGAGAATCATAGCTATCTAAATCAGCTTTCCCTTGAAATTCAATATGGCCGTTATTAGTATCCATCTTAACATCGTATGTCATACCGTCTTGACCGTATCTATTTTTCATAACGTGTACTCTTCCTGTACCCAGTACCTTATCTTCTTTTTGACGTGATAATGATAAACAAATATCTGCTACCATCATTTTATCGTAAGAGCCAGCTGCTTTATCTCCTTCTATAACTGAATCTTTAGCACCCATTCTATTAACCTGAGAAGGAGTAAGAATAGGAATTTTCATATCTTTTGCTAATCCTTTAGTTGCTATAAATACATCATCGATTTCATCTTTTCTTTCAAAAGATTTTCCTCTTGATGGAGCTCTTAAATAATCAACATAATCTATAATAACTAAGTCAGGTTTATGATTCATATCTATACATTTCTGGATATGAGATTTAATAGTGCTAACTGATGCTGACTTAGGAGCATACTCTTTTACTATTAACCTTCCTTTTAAGTTATCTACATATTTTTGAACGTCTTTTCTGTGTTTATTAACTTCATCGATAGAGTATCCTGTAAAATAGCAGTCAAATCTCTTACCAACATAGTCTTCCCCGAGTTCCAAAGTATAAAAATTAACTTTATGACCAAGCATAACAGCATGAGCAGCAATTGCGACCATAGTCCATGACTTACCACCACCAGGGTTACCAAACACAATAGCCAAATCCCCAGGTCCAAATCCTCCTTGAATACCATCATTAAGAACAGGCCAAGGGCTAGGGATAGTAGGGCGATAGTCAACTCTATAACGCGATTCAACATCTTTATTGTACTCATGACCTATATTTTTATCCATTCCAGCTTTCATAGCTTTCTCGACTAGATTTCTAATACCGTCAAAATCTCCCTGTTTAAGCAAATCAGCAGAATCTAATATAGCTGATTTCATTTCTTGATTTTTACAAAAGTTAGTAAATTCTTCTTGAACATACTCCAAATCATCTTGAGTAGCTTGATAACTATTTCTTAACTCTTCTTTTAATGCAACTTGAAGTACTTCGTTTTCTACTTTTTGGAGTTCTACCTTTAGAACATCCATAGTAATAGTAGTATGGTACTTATCAAAATAGCTAACTATTTGGTTTACGATCCATTTATGAGAATCTGCATCAAAATAATTATCAGTTAAAACGTCTCTAACGTTTAATAGAAATTTTTTATCTGTCAGTAGTGAACCTAGCACCTTTAACTGAAACCCCTTGCCGTACTGTTGTAAACTCTTTAATGTCATTATAACCTATTTTTTAAAAACCGTTAACCCCCTAAAATTTTCTAACCAACCCTCTGTATTTTTTGTTACACCTTCTATTTTATCTTGCTCTAATAACCTTAAGAAGGCACCCGAATGTAAATCAGGTATTGGGCTCTTTATTACATCTAATATATGATTTTTTTCGCTATTATCCAACACAGACTCATGTAAATTCATCAATTCGTAATTTTTAATTACTCTATCCCATTCATGAATAATTTTAGGAAATATTTTCTTACATTTTTTTTCATTTAACTTAGACTCACATATATCAAAAACATAATCTAAAGTTAATCCAGGATCTTTAGTCAGCCTAGGAAATTCTGAAACTACAGTTTTGATACCTAAGCCCTTCACTCCTGGTAAATTATCAGAATTATCTCCTAAAAGTGCTTTTACTGTATTATAATTTTCTGGTAAAACTTTTAGTTCTTCAAAAATATTTTCAGTAGTAAAGGTTTTTTTCTTAACTGGTGCATATACCTCTATTGTATCATCTACTAACTGTAAGAAGTCTTTATCTGATGATACTATTGTTACTTTTTTGTTACTACCAGAAGCTTGTTTAGCTAAATATGCTATTATATCATCTGCTTCAAGTTTATCTAACCCGATTTGCTGGATTGGTAAGCACTCAATATAGTCCTGAGTTCTATATAACTGTCCTATTAAAGCTTCTTGTTCTTGTTCTCTTGTATCATACAACCCCCAGTGTGTTATTCTAGCAGTTGCTCTTTGAGCTTTATAATTAGGATCTATATTTTTTCTATTAGCAGAACCTCCTTTGCCATCCCACACTACTACAACTCTAGTAGGGTCAAATATACGGGTAACGTACCCTAAAGAGCGAAGAAATCCCACCAGACCTCCGATATGCGTGCCTGATGGGTTCATCGCCTTGAGTAATGAAAAACTACGAATTAACATATTCATAGCATCTATGACCAAGATATGATCATTCAACTCACGGGGTGGGGTTTCTTTTAAGTTATTTAGTATATTTTCGTATGCCATTAATCTAATAAATTAGGAGATATTGGTGTTTCTTCTAAATCTCCTTCTTCGATTAGATCAAAGTCTACAGAACCAACTAATTTCAACCAGTGTTCTTTATGAGCATCTCTATACTTATCTATAGCTTTCTTATCGTCCACTATAAAACCATGTTGCGTCATAACTATTCTACCTCTAGACTGCACTCCTCCAATGTGGTTCTTCTCTACTTGTACGTTTGTACGTTTAGCGAATTCTACTTGAAGACCATTTTTAATAGCTTTAATCTTAGACGTACCTGGATTAGTAATATTACCGAAAGTAACAACTAACGTAGCATCGTACCACATAGACATACCTCCTTTATTTTGTAATTTAGGTTGTCCCATAGGGTGCTCTGGTTTCATAGTCCATACTTTATTAATTGCTACTAAAGTATTTGTATAAGGAGAGTTTTGCTTTCTAGATAATAGTATCTTTTGATTTAGATTATTGCCAAATTGAGTAGACATAGCTCCTGCATTCCATTCATTATTATTCTTATTAGAACGTACTGATAAATCACAAGGAACTGATCCGATACTATCCCAGAAGAAGCACATATCAAAAGGTAAGTTACCTTTCGCTTGCTCGTCCATAAGGTCAGCAATATAAACTGCTACATCTTCAATAGTATTTAAAGAACTTCTATCTGCATATAAAAAATGTCCTTCGTAATCTACGATATTACCCTCTGCATCTTTAATCTCTTCAATCTGTAATCCCATCTCTTTAGCGTGATCCCATGACCATTTCATCTCAGTGATTATAAAAACCGGGAGAATGCCCATTTTTTGAGCACTCACCGCAGCTTCTACTAAGGCAGTTGTTTTGCCTGTATCACTATGTCCACGTAATAGAGTGATATGCCCGGTAGGTAAACCGGGTAAGGAAGTTATATCTTGAAAAGCTTTAGATAATGGTATCCATCCTTGCTCTTTAAACTTTACAGAAGAATTAGAATATCCTTTTTTCTTTTTAAAATTTCCTAAATTGAACGACTTACGTACTGCTTCGGTCGCTCTTGCTTTTGTTTCTGCTTTTTTCTTTGCCATTACTCATTAAATAAATCATCAAACTTACTAACTGTATCTTTATTGCCAGCAGTAGCTGTTTCTAAAGTAAAGTCAGTCTTTTGAGGACTTGAGCTTTCTGGCGGTGTTTCAGAACCTGCTGTAGGAGTATTCTCTTCAGCTGAACCTGGGTTTAAATAATTTTGAAGTTGTTTCTTAACGAAATCGTAATCATACTGAGTATGAACTTCCACTGGGTTAGGTTGAGTTTTTAACCAAGAATCTACTAAAGTATTATTATCTGATAAAGCAGTTTGCTTAGGTTTAATTCTTACAGTAGTTTCTGGGTAAGGATTACCTTGTCTTTGTTCTACTACCATATCCCATCCGTTTATTACGTCGGTAAAATCTCCTACATCTTCATCTTCTGCTAAGGCAAGTAAAGCTTTATAAATAGTAATACCAAATCCCCATAGCCGTACTCCTTTGTCCTCCTCTCCTCTAACGATTACTGGGGCAAAGATTCTTGTCTTTGGGCTAATTTTGCCAGATAAAGACCAGTTATCTTTATCATTCGTTTTTCTTAGTTCTTTTACAAACTCTTCTATCGGGTCTTGCTTCCCAAAATTTGATAAAGCTACCATTGGGTATTTTCCTATACCGTAATGAAACTTTAACTCTTTAAAAGGAAATGTAGGATCGTAGGCAGAAGGAACTATCCTTACTGTCTGTTTTCCTAATTCAGGTTTCCAAAAAATCTTGGAGTAGTCAGTCTTTTCTCTATCCTGACCGTTGTTGTTTAAGGCATCTAACTTAGCCTTGATTGCATTAATGTCCATATAACTAATTTTAATTTATAACTTATTATACCAATATAAGAACTTATTTTTAGTTCTCCAACTCTATTATCTTATAAAGTTTAGTATTTACTCTTTTTAACTCAGGACCTTTGGTTAAAAGTACGCAGTTTCTATAATCCGCCCAATTGATTCTATAAGAAGTATCTAATTGACCGCCATTTAATTGCTTTATTAAAGTATTTAAAGCATTAATAGTATAGAGAGTATTAGTTTCTTTCTTTCTATGCACTAATATAGTGTTGTCCAGAAAAGCAGATACATTTCCAAAATCTACATTATAAGTACAAATGTATTCATCCTGGCTTTTAGAATAAAGTACAAATATCTTATTGTAAATTATTTTGTATCTTTCCTGTATAGAAGACAGTACATCTTCTAATCCCTCTTGGGTAGAAAACGTACAAAACAGTTTATTACTCATATCATCGTTATAAAGTACTTGGTCAAAATCATATTCAACCGAAAAATCTGTAACTAATTGCATTTATTATAAATATGAAACTGTTCTACAAAACTAAATTTTTACTAAACTTAAACTTTATTGGGTATTTCTCATCTTTTTCTAAGATTTTCTGTATACCTTCTAAAGTTTCCTTACCATCGTCTTTATCGAAATCGAAAAGTATGGCATCGTATGTGTACACCGCTATTTTAGTCTTTTTATTTTTTAAGTAGCGAAGTACTTCTTTTAATATAAGAATATTATTTGAAGTTTCCAACGATTGCATCATATAATTCATTAATTTAGCTGGATGCATGTCTTTTAACTCTTTTGTAAAATGCTTACCCGATTGTGGATTCCATACATACCCTGTTTCTGAGAATGAAGACCACATAACATCTATATATTCTTGTATTTCTTTAAATATTTTTAAATCTTTATGCTCTTCAGGTATTTTACCGTAAATTGCTTGAAAATTAATCTGTTTAGCTTTACTATACTCCTCATCTGTAATTTCGTCTTTACCAAAATATAGTTTAGCCAGTTGTTTATGAGCAGATTCTTTCGTCAAGGGGTAATCTAACTGCTCTGCTAGCAACCTTAAATGATATCCGTCAAAATCAAACTCTACAAAGTAATCATTTTGAGGTCGAAAAGACTTTCTATGTCTTTCAGTGTGAGGGATTGCAGCAAAATTAATACTATTAAAAGAGTTGGTAGGTCTAGATGTAGAATTATATAAATTATATGATGTTAGTACTACATTATCTTTAATATTATATACAGGATCTCTAGGAGAGAATGCTTCTACGAAAGGATCATAATAAATACCTATACCGTGTTGTTCTAATAAATAAAATACGTTAGTACCGATGTTATTATAAAATTCAAATCCATCTGGTATTTCATAATTTATATATTCTTGTATTTTAGCATAAAAGTCTTCGCAAGATTCATATAATTTACTTATAGGAATAAGCTTATTAACAAAAGGTTTATTTCTAAATTTATTATAAAAGTAATTAATAGTAGGGTTACTTCGTTCGATATCTAATCTATCGAATTTAGTCATACTATATAATAATGAAATATCTATTGCTGCCTGTAAATTAAAGTGGTACAAGAGCTTCTTTTTGTCTAATGTATATAGTTTACTAGCTTTATTTAAAATAGAGCAGATACGTTCCTTATCTACATTAAGACCTTCATCATGATCAATAGGAATAATGTATCCATGGTCTGATTTTAGTAATCTTATGTATACTGCTATTGGTGAAGTTAGTTTAGGATGGTACAAGTCGTGAGTGGTAATTACATCCACATAACATCCTAATCTTACTAGATTTTCAAGATTAACTAACTTAGATTCTTCTTCTACTATATAAAACACTTACAAAACCTTTTTATATAATATAGTAAAAAAAAGATTAATTACCAACTAATAGTAATTATTTTGAGATAAAGTATTATTATTACTTCCTCCTAAATTTATTTGTTCTTGATTTTCAGTTATTTCATCATAAATTCCAGAATTCAGTCCTCCACCGCCACCGCCGCCGCCGCCGCCGATGGGGTTGGTGCTTGTTGGTGTTTGTTGTGTTGGTCTTACTATCCTAGGCTTTTTTCTAAATCTTCCAATTTTAGGTTTCTTAATAAATCTAGGTTTTTCATGAACCCATTTTAGCTTCATATAACGGTTATGTTCTTTTTCGTTCTGAACTAAAGCTTCTTCTCCAGTTTTTGGATGGTACATATAATGAGGGTAGTATAATTTTGGTGGAGTTCTTAACGTAGATTGTTGAAGAATTATTCTTCTTTTGTCTTCTTTAGGAAGTTCTTCAAACTTATAACCTTTAACATCAGACTCTACATTAACAAATTTATCATATTGTACTATAAACTTATCCAAATTTTTGAGAATTAAAGAAGCTTTTAAAGTGTTTTCTTTATTTCTAGTTAGGGCTCCTTTAAACAGGTACCCTTGATTAAAGATATCTTTTACTGGTTTGGTTAATATCCACTTAACAGTCGTCTGTATTAAAGTCTTTTCATTACTTTTTTCGTTGTAAGTATTTTTTTTAACTTCAACTATTTTTCCATTTCTAACATCTTTAATAAAGTACCTTATAAAAAAACCTTTATCATAATCTTCTGGTTCAGGAAATGTTTGTTCAGTGGCAAGTTTATTTTCCAGTAAATCGGGATTCAAATGAGGTTCAGAGTCATCTCTAAAAATTTGTACTGAATTTTTAGTTGGTATTGCACCTGTAAATGTTTCACCGCTATAAAGTTCATGATAGGAACCTTCATAAGGTTCTCCATTTGCCAAAAGAAATTCACCTCCTCTAGCGAAAAGACCTTTTAAGTATTTAAATGCTGGTAGCCAAGCCATTCTCTTTTTATTATAATTAGCTTTTTAATTTATTTTGCTCCGTATGGTCTTCCTGCTAAACGGGAACTAGATGATGCTGCGCCAGTTTTTTCGCTTAGTCCTGGGTCCCATGCTTGGAAATGCATATAATCGTAATTCATTGCCCTACCTAAACTAAACCACCCGTTACTTTCAAATATGTCTACCATATCTTTGTATTCTGCTTGAGAAAATGCTGCTTCTGGTGCTGGGGTTCTTAGCTTATTTTTACCATAGTATAAGTCAATAGCTATACCCCAGGAGTGCATACTATAGGTAGTACCGCCTCTTTTAACTCTTTTATTATACAGACCACTATATAGATTCATTTTTAACTCTTTTATTCTTGCTTCACCGTACCTAGCAACTATCTGTTTGAAGGCATTAATTAAGTTTTGTGCAACATCTCTATGTACTCCTTTGATGAGTTTTTGAGGTTTACCGTCATAAGTTAAAGGCATACCGGTTGCTTCAACATCTATAGTAGCAAAGTTACCCCTATCCCCCGGTTGACCGTACCTGCTTACTACAGCTTGCTGCCTTTTCGTTGCATCTAAGAGTTTTTTAGCTTCAGTTGCTCTTTTCTTCTTCTGTTTTGCTATTTTTTCCTGTGCTGCTAAAAACGCCGGATCTGGTTCTTCAGTAGACGGTAAGGAAAACATGGTAGTATTTATTTCAGTTTGCCATCTATTTTCAAGCCCAATATTATCACTTATTCCTTTTATGATAAATCCAACAAGTCCATGATATCTTGTTGGGAGTATATTCTCCTGTATTGTAAAAGCTTCGCCAACTTTTAATCCACTTATACCGTCCATAGTAAAACTTAAATTTAAAGGTATAATACCTTTATGAGGCATTTTCTCTTTTTTCTGCCTTTTGTTACGAGTGTAGTACTTATACTGTCTAGAAGTAAATTGTTGGTGATCACTTGCAATATTTCTAAAAGCATCTCTATCCCACCTTTTAGTATTAGTATATATAGAATATACTTCAGTAATTTTATACCCGTAATTTATAGCTTCTTCATTATCCTTTTCACTCTTTGTTTTAGCAGCATCTGATGCTTCACTATCTTCAACTGTAATTTCTTCTGCTGGACCTGTTTTTGCTTCTTTTTTAAACCTATCTACTGTGCCTTTGTTATAGGATTCGATTCCTCCTATTGCACTTTTACCGTTGCCTATAGATGCTGCTATAGATAATGCATTAACCATATCATTAGAAATTTTTGAATCTAATTTAAGGTTCGTAACTAAACTTCCTAACCCTATAAGATCTAACTTAGTAAATTTATTGCCGCTTGTTGTTTCGGGATCGTAGTAGTTGCGGTCAACAACTCTCCATTCATTTACTCTCTTATCTAAATCTAAATCTAATTGGTTAACACCCCCCATATTAGTATTTAATTCTGTAAGTACTTTTTTAATTAAAGTAAAAACGTTTGTTTTAGTTTCAGAGTCGTCTGCTTTTGAATCTGCAAAACCTTGGACTATATCAATTAGATGCTCTACGTTAAGTAAAATACTATATATGTTATCTGCCTCTCCTTCTGTAAAAGTAACCTCGTTTGGAATAGTTGGACCGTAGAGTTCTGAATCTGTTAAGTACCCGCCGGTATCAGTTTTTAATTTTAACATACTTATTCCAGGATTTAGAGCAACATGACCGGGAAAAGTTACAAATTTGCTGGAACCTTCTTTTTCGTATCTATTAGTTCTAAAGTAAGTTTCGTATTCACCTTCTTTATTTTCAGGAATTAAAA